TATAAGGCTTTTATATTTAAATGTTAATGATGTTTTTTAACTACTTTATACTTTTTTATTGATATTTTTTATACCTCGTATTTTTGCTCTAATGCTTGCTCTATTAAATCGTTAGCACGTCTCAGCCCGTCCGCTAACGTGTCGTCATATTTATACTCTATGTTATTGTCGTTTACATACTCGTTAAAATCGTACTCGCACTCTATAGCCTCGTTTTCGATGTTTTCAAATAGTCGCTCCAACGTAAATCCTTTAATTGCTTTAATGATTACTCTTACCGCCTCTTTGTCGTTCTCGTTATTCTGTACGCGGTTAATTGCGTCACTTAATTTTATTCTTGCCATAACTTGCCTCCTTTTTTATAACACTCACTACATAAATAATATTTACTATGTTTTTTCTCTACCTCGATACAATTATCTTTTTTCTTTACTGTCGTTACCGCTAGACTATTGATATACTCGCCCGTCTTTACTCTCTTACCTACTACACGTCCGCAAACGTAACAACGTACTTTACTACTCTTATTAAACATATTACACCTCCTTATATGTCTCTTTAAAATCTGTTTTAGTTTTACACCTTGCGCAAAACATCGTTTTTATGTGTCCCTCTTTGCGCTTGCGTGCCTGCGGTCTCGGTATAACCATTTTTAAACCGCATTTAGTACAATATAGATTACTATAATACATCGCTTTACGTTTCACTCTTACACCTCCTCAGCCGTTTATTATTGCGGGGATTATCGCCCCGCTTATTGTTTAACTATGTTGTTTTATCCCTATAATAACTACTTTTACGCCCTTTGCGTCTGTTATGCTCTCTATCGCATTTAGTACGCTTTGTAAATATTGGTTTTCCCATCCCTCGCGCTCTCTTACTACCTCAGTATAAACCTTGTTATCAACTTTGTAAAAAATCTCTGTATATCTCATATATAACACCTCCTTAAATTTCCTCTATGCTTACTATATCACTACAATATAACATTCTTTCAAACTCGCCATTTTCATTTTTATATTTATAGCTAATTGTACTCTTGTTGTTATAAGTAGTAAATTCAATATTAGATATTGCTATATCTGTTTTTTTCTCTCCACCTAATGTCTTGTATGTAACTTTCATCATTTTATTTTTTCTCCTTACTTATAATCCTTTTTAATATATCTCTTAGCTTTAGCCTCTGCCTTTTTTAAATCGTCTACTATATCACTCGCTACGCCGTCGCTACCTTTTTTCCACTCATAATCTTGACAACCATCATAATAAAAATTTACTATGTATTTACCTTTAAAATACTCGTTTGTCTTGATAACCGCCGTTCTATGTATTCCCTCAAATCTCTTAATTTCCATATGTTTTTTACCTCCTTTATTTATCTTATATACATATTATAAACCATAAAAGGTAAAATGTTAATGATGTTTTTTAACTACTTTACATTTTTTTTATTGATATTTTTTAATAAACCCCTTAACCTATTTACTTTTAACCCCTGTTTTGCTATAATAAAAGCGTGGAAATTCTAGTTTGGTTTTTTAATTTCATTTATTTTTTTACCTTCTTTTGAATTTAAAAAGGGAGGCAACTTTTATAAGTTGTCTCCTTTTTTGTTGTTAAAAAGTTTTTTAAGAGATTTTTAAAAATGATTTATATTAACTCTATTGAGTTATTTTTTGGGGGTAAACGGCGGCTATAAAAACCGCCGTTTTTAATGGGGGATATTGTATTAAAGAAAGTTTATTAAAAATTAACCTCTACTCTTATATTATATCAAATCTATTATTTAATTACAAGCCTAATATATCTTTATATTGTTTTATATCATCCCTTAATTTTTCCTTGCGTCTATCCTTGCCCGTTACCTCGTAAGGTATGCACATTTCAAACAAACGGCTATATATACGTTGTTTTCGTAAGTCTTGCGGGTGTTTCAGTTCGTCGCCCGTTAAATTGGTTGTGATGATAATTGGTAGCCCTGCGCGGTAACGCGCGTCTATTACGTTTTGTATTATCTCGCCCATATACTCGGTGTCGCGCTCGCTTGCTAAATCATCAATAACTAATAACGAAAACTTGTTAAGCCCGTCTATATAATCTTGTTTGCCGTCGTATATTCCCTGTAGTGTGTTTACTATCCTTGCAAAGTTTGTTACTAATACGCTATAGCCCTTATCTATTAACTTGTTAGCGATACAACAACTTATAAACGTTTTACCCGCTCCAACACCTCCAAACAATAGCAAGCCTTTGCCTTTTTCCCTCATTAAAGAAAAATTGTTAGCGTAGCGTTGCGCTAAGTCTGTTAAGCGTTCGTTTGCCCTGTCGTCGTTCTCAAACGTGCATTTTATCAAATCTTTGTCTACAAATCCAATAGAACGATTTTTGTTTATCTCTTTTTCACGCTCTAAACGTTTTAACTCTTGTTCCTCAGCATTTAAATGCTCGCTAGCGCATTTACACAAGCAAAACGGCGTTTTAACCTCGTCTAATATCTTTATTCTTGCTTGTTTCGGTGTGTTACATTTACCACAATATAAAAGCCCGTCTTGTAAGTAGTCGCCCTCTTCGGCTTTTATATCTGTTTTAATATCTAATATGTTTCCTAATTCCATCTTTTACCTCCTTTAATGGTATGCTATTTTCTTGTCGTGTTTTTCTAATTTTCCGTAGCCTTTCTTCATAATCTTTAAATTATATTGATAATTTCCAATTATGATATAAGAAAAATCAAAATATTTTGACGTTTCCATATACCTATAACAAATCGCCGTTTGTCTTTCAGATAGCCAAATATACGATTTATCACTCTTTTTTATTTTTTCTATAAGGCTACGAAAAAATACATTTTTAAACCATTCCATTTTATACCTCCATCATATACGGGGGCTTGTCGCCCCCTGCTTTATTATCTAGCCGTTAATACTAAACAATGGCTATACTGTCCGTATGGATAACAAAACTCGTAGTCGTTATCATTATAAACCTTACAACGTCTTACCCTGTCGCCGTCCTCTTTAACTGTTACAAAACTCTTTGTTCTCTTGATTACCTCAAAAGTAACTTTTAAGTTATGGTCTCCTATAAATCTCGTTTCGTATGTTTTGCCTGTTTCAAATTTCATCATTTTAAAAATCCTCCTTTAATCCTCGGGGCTTATCGCCCCTCTCGTTTATTGATAAGTCAATTATAAAGGATTAAAGGTTAAATGTTAATGATTTATTTTATCTAGTTTATATTTTTTTATTGATTATTTTTAATCTTATAAAATATCGTCTAAACTATCATCGTAGGCATTTACTAACGCTTTACGTTTTGTAGTAGGTTTATCAAAGTTGTTACGCTCCCACGTTCTAACGCACGCTCTCCAATCTTTCATTTTATTACGTCCTACTTTCCAACCGTTAGCCTCATAGTAATTTATAAACTTAATAGCGTCTACATTGTTATTACGTTCTTTACAATAGGCTTGTACCTCTTCTAGTGTTGGAGGAATAAAACGTGTTCTTTTTGTTGGTTCGTCCACAACTATATTATTATTTATATTATTATCTATATTATTATTTATATTATTAGGTGTAATTTCTACACTACCCCTAGTGTAATTTTTACACCCCCCTAGTGTAATTTCTACACTACCCCTAGTGTAATTTTTACACCCGTATTTACAAAACTTTACCCCGTTTATAATTTCGTCTTGCTTAAATATTAAATCTTTTTCAACTAATGCTTGTAATGTTGTAATTATGGTTTTACGGCTTGCGTTAGTCCACTCACATAAATATTTAATGCTCCCGCTAAATACGTTATTTTCCTCTTGTGAAAATCCGTATATAATCGCATATACTAGCAACTCGTTACCTTTTAACTTTAACTCGTTAACCATAAATCCTTGAATAACAATATAATTATCGTTTCTTATCATCTTTTTATATCTCCTTTATATTTATATTTTGGATAATAAAAAAAGGCTTATATAGATATATACAAGCGTTATTTATATCATAATTCGGAGGAAAAATGACAAAAATAACGGTTGATAAACGCCCGTATATACCTATATAAACCTTTTTAAATTATCAACCGTTATTATAATATCATATATTTAATTGTACGTCAACTACTTTTTTAAAGAATATACCGCAACTTTACGCCCTGTATATTTACATAGCTTTTTACCTATTGGCTCTACTATTCCCTTTTTGCTTAGTTCGGTTAAACGTGGCGCGGTAAAATTGCGCTCGCTTGTTGGTATATATCCTCTCTTTTGCATATATACGGCGCACTCTTTCGCCGTTCCATCTTGCAAGCGTAAAAACTCTATAATCTGTTTATATCTTAACGCCTTGTCTACTTTTTCCTCGCTCTCGCCTCTTGTCTCTAGTGTTACTATTTCGCCTCTCCTTGCTCGCTCCATTTTTTACCTCCATACTCTTCAATTATCTTGTTTATCTTGTGCATATACTCGTAACACGTCATAGCACTCGTTTTTTTGCACTTTTTAACCTCTTTTACAATTAACCTTAATAAATCCTCGTCTTTCATCAAAAACGCCTTTAAACCTCCTTTATTTCGATTATAACGGCGTGCTTGTCTGAGTAATCAAAACTATCACTAAAGCCCTTTACAAATTTTTGACTATCATCTGTTAATTTTCCGTACTTCACAAGCGCGTCCAATATAAACTTTTTACTAAAAGCTATATTATCTAAATCGCGTCTTTTGTTTTGCTCTATCCATATAAAGTCTATCTTTACGGGTTTATCAAAGTGCGGTAAATCCTTGATATATTGCCCTATATCCGCCTCAATATTACGCTTATATTTACTAGCTTTATAAGGATTTGCACGACAAACGTTAATATAATCGTTTAACGATGGTAACTTTAAATCTATTTTACAAATCATAAATAATTCTTACCAAATATCTTAATAAATTCCTCTCTACTATGCAATTTCTCGAATTTTTCTTGACATAGTTTTTTTAACTTTAAATCTAACTCGCGGTTAAAATGTACTCCCGCGTTGCTTAAATTATGATGATACGGGCATAAATAAACAGTACAACCGTATTTGTCGCTATGTTTTCGGTTATATCCTGCGTAAATGTGATGTAAATGCACATAAGGACTACCGCACACAAAACACGTTTTATCATTGCTTATAATTGATTTATTCATCGCGCTACGCTCCACTCTCTGTCAATTTGTGCCTCTAATAATCTTAGTTGTAATTTAATACTTGCTATTGCCTCTAAATTAGCCTTATATACTGTCTCGGCTACGTCTCTCTTAAATCTTGCCTCAGCAACCGACGGCACGCCGTAACACGTCTTATCTATTAAACCTATAGCCATACCCTCGGCGCGTAGGTTTAAGCACTCGCTACGCAATAGTATTTTATAGTTCTTTTCCGCGTCCGCGTAGTCCGTCCCGCTCTTCCTTAATTGCTTTATGCTAGCGTCTAATTGTTTTAGTTTTGCTTGCAATTCTAAGTATAAATCGTCCATATGTTACCTCCAATTATAGCGGGGCTTAAAACCCCGCTTAAATTATTTTAAAAAGGCAAACCCTCTAAATCACTATCTATCGTATCATTGATAAAATCATCATTTACAACCTCGCCCGCGCCTTGCTCGTGTCTATCCTGCGTCTTATTCTCCATAAAATAAAAGTCCTCTAGCACGACGTCGGTTGTGTATACTGTCGCGCCGTCTTTTGTATAACTTCCTGTCTGTATGCGCCCTGTAATTGCTACCCTATCGCCTTTATTAACGTACTTAGCCATTACCTCGGCGGTTTTACTCCATACAATGCAACTTATAAAATCAGTTTCGCGCGTTCCGTCATCTCTCTTTTTGCCTCTGTCTACCGCTAAGGTAAATCTAATATAATTAGTTCCGCTTTGTGTCTGTTTTAACTCCATTTCTTTTGTCGTTCTACCGATTAGGCATACTTTATTCATAATCAACCTCCATTAAGTAATTATTAACCAATTCTAACGCCTTATCCTCGTTTATTGGTATTTCTACAAATTTTCTTTTATCATCGCGCAAGTGTAAGCCTCTTAAAAACTCCCACTCTATGCCGTAGCATTGTCTATAAGCTATTCTATATAGATTTAATTGATACGCTAAATACTCTTTATCTAGCGTAGCCGTTCTTTTAATATCTGCCCCGCCTATTTTCCCGTCTAACTCTAAAACCAAATCTAAACGCCCCGCGCTTATTGGTTTGCCATCCTTAAATAGTATAACGGGTATCTCATTACCCTTTACAGTAAACTTGTATTTTCCCATCAAAAATTTAAAATTATGTAGTTCTTTTAAATCGCACTCTATACCCTCTTTACAATACTTTTCTATTGCGTCGTGGGTTTGTGTACCATTAACGCGGGCGCGCTCTAAAACGTCGCGCCTCACGTTGTTATATTTGTTACCAAATTTACTTTTTAATATCTGAGTAATTGACGGGACTATAACGCCGTTTACTAAGTATATATGCTCGTTGTCGATATACTCCAACGTATAGCCTTTTATTGTTGTTACAAAGTCCATTACTTCACCTTTACCCTTATACTAGATTTAACGGGCTTAATTTCGACGTACTCGTCGTAAATGTCGGGTTTTTCCTCGCGTAACCTCTTGCCGTTGAATTGCTCGCGGTCTGTACTTGCAATATATGTTATAACGATGTTGTCATTTTCAAGTTTAATTATACCGCGTTTTTCCATTTCGTCTTTTATAGCCGTTTTTATTAGTTCCTCGCGCTCTTTTAATTGCTTGCTTAGTTTTTCTATTTCGGCAAGTGTTCGCGCGGTTTCCTCAGTGATTACCGCGCCGTCATTAGTTAGTTTTATTAACTCCATTTTTTTCTTGCTCCTTTTGTAATTTATTTATAATGTTGCTTGCTTTTGTTAATGCTAAGTCCTCTATTTTGTCGATTTTTTCAACCTCGCATAGTTTCTTTTGCCTATCCTCAGTAAGTAACGCTTTTAACTGTTTTACTTGTTCGGGTGTCGCTTTTCTTACTTCCTGCGCCTGTTTTACCTCTTCCGCGCTTGCTATTGATACATCTATACCAAATCCCGCAAAACCTAACGCACGTCCTACCGCGCTTGTTTCACAATTTTCGATAAACGATGTTTTATTTATATATCCGTCGTTTTCTTTTTCGTAGGCGTGTCCCGTTCCTAGTTCGTGAACCTCGCCATTTATTGTGTAGCCTGCTACGGCTTTAAACATACAAACGCCGTTTTCAACGCTTAATAATTGAGTTGTAATAAATCCCGTCGGGTATACCTTACGAAACGCTTTTACTCTTTCGCTAACTTCCGCGTACTCCTTGCCTTTTATGTTAGTTGTTGATATTTCAGCATTTGCCTTTTTTAACTCTTCATAATCCATTTAATTTACCTCCTTAATATCTTTTAATAGTTCTAACGGGTTATCAACCTTAAACTCCATCGCTAGCCTATAAGCCATATCTAACGGCGGTTTTTGTTTCCCGTTTTTAATCTTGCTATATTGCGCCTCGGTTAATCCTAGGCGTTTTGCAACGTATACGGCTTTATATCCGTTTTTACGTTCCCACTCGATAAGATTTTTTAACACGTTTTCGCCTCCTTTCGATACCTCTATTATAACATAAATCTTTCGATTTTAGCAAGATTTTTTATATATTAGAGGGGCTTTTTTGCCCCTCTTTTTACTCTGTATATTCATACTCACTTATATATTTTATGTTGTGATGGTCAAATATTTTTACAAGTCTATTAAGTCTCTCTATATCGCGTTTTGGTTCTATCCATACGCTATCGCCGTCGTAAGTCAATTTTAAGGTATCTTTAATATTTAAATGATTAAACTTGTTTAAATCCTCTTTACTAATATTTATTCTTGCTAAATATGTTGTCATAACTTACCTCCTTAAATTCTTACACCTAATGCCATACACTCTTTTTTTGCATTGCAAAACTTAACCCAATTTTCTGTATTATAATTTGCTTTTACGTTCTCTTTTGCCTCTTTATATTTCTTTAATGCCTCAGCCTTTTTAATTTCTAACATTTATTAGCCCTACTTTGTTTTATCTATACTAATTATACACCCGTTAAGGCTTATTTTGAATGATATTTTTTAACTACTTTGTAAATTTTAATTGATTATTTTTAACCAATTAAAAAAGAGGCTTGCGCCTCCTTTTTATAATGTTTTTATGTAACTTTCAAGTTCTTTTATTGTTGTTAAGCTATCGAACGTCTCGCCGTTTGGATATACTACGTTGTTTTTGCTAATCTGCCAATAATTATACTCGGGTGTAAATGATTTGTATAAAAAGTCACTGTCGGGACTAAACCCGTCGTTTGTCTCTGTCGTGTGCGCCCACATACCATTTGAACAACCCGTTGCTCCAACTTTAAAACATACATAACCTGTATAACCTAGCTTGATTGCCTCTTTTAAAAATTTTCTCATATCCTTTAATTTTGTTAATGATAGTTTGTTATTCCACCAATCAAAAATACTTAATTCGTTACAAACCTCGTTAATACATAAATACTTGATAAAATCTCTAGCCTCTAACTCTTTTATTTTTTTCTCAACTTCCTTTAATACTTCCTCAGCGTTGTACTTTGAATAATCTTTCATTTTTAAAAATCCTTGCGCCCTTTGGCGTCCCTTTCTTTTATTGATAAGTCAATTATAACCCCTTTTTTATCTTTTGTATACTTCATTGTAACTATAGCAAAACATCTTGTTATAAACTTAGACTATATACAAAAAAGGCGGGATAAAACCCGCCTAAAAAAGAGTATATGTAAAAAAATGTAACAACCTTTATAATTTACCCTCGCTTTTTAATTGCTCGTATTTATGCTCTACATAAGAGTTACCGCCTAAACTTTTATAATGTTCGTACTCTTCATAAAAGCGTTGATATTCTATTTCTTGTTTGTGGTCTCCACTCTCTACAGATGATAAAAACGTTATTAAATAGTTTTTACAGTTCTCTAAGTCTACTTTGTCTATATGTTTATTTATACTCTCTAATTTTTCGTCTATCGCGTCTAATTGCTCTTTAAATAACACTTTTAATCCTGCCTTTACCTTTGTTGCTATAAATATGATACCGCTTAGCATTGTTACAATTAAAGTTATACTTGTGCTTATCTGTCCTAAATTTATTTTTTCCATTGTCCGCCTCTTAATTAAACGATAGCGTTAACTCGTCGATATTAACTAATAACGGCGCGTTATTATCCGCGTTAAATCCGCCTTGCTTTGTTAGTTCGACAGTTAGTGTTTTATCGTTAATCTTTATTATATTTGTTGTTATGGTTGCGTCTGTCAATACGTTATACCCTCCCGCGATATATCCGCTATCTAAAACAAAACTATTATTTGTTTTAATGATGTTTAATTTTAATATATCCGCGGTTATGGTTGTTATATCCTCAGCACTTTTACTTAATTGTATTGTAAATGTTATTTTCTGCGCGTTATCTGTACAAAATCCCGTTGTATATGCCCCGTTTAACTTTTCGGTGTCGTTCGTTGCATAATATAACGCCTCGTATACGCTCTTATTTGCGATTTTAAGCCCGTTTTTATCTATGGTTAATATTTCCTCGTTGTTTTCGTTAAACGCTCTTAAAATACTGTTTTTGTCGTTCGTACCGCCTAACATAAAAAAGCCGTCGATACTATAAAACGGGTTATACGTTCCGTTTATTCCTGTTTTGCTGATACTAAAACCGCTATTACTTAGTTTTATTACGTTTTCCGCGTCCTCTTTTGGTAGTCTGTCAAGTATTAAAATTTTGTCTCCATCTTGTACGATGTAATAACTCTCTAAAACGTCCCATAGCTCGCCCGTAGCGGTTTTTATTTCGTCGTTTACGTTTATTTGTAAATCACTTGTCGCCGTGTCTATTGCGCTATTGATATTTGACATTAAATTACTTAAATTAGGCGTAAAGTTGCCAAATTGAACCTCAGTATATCGCCCTAAAATAACGTCATAATCAAACGCTATAACATTAGTTAGGATATTAACGCCTAATCGCTCGTCTATTACCTCTATAACGTCGCCTATATCCGTTAATACCTCTAAATTTGCGCTTAATGTATAATTTACTTGTGGTTTATCGTGTAAATCAATATAAGCCGTTGCCTGCGCTCTTAAATCGTCTACAAGTGCTTGTGTATACGCTTGCTCGCTCGGGTAGTCATCCGCGTTTAAATCCTGTGTGAAACTAACTGTTTTCGTGTATGGTATATCGTATTGAATATTAGAGTATATGTAAACGTCCGCGTGTTCGTCTAGTTCATTTAACATTATACCATTATTTCCGACGGGTAACAACTTAGTTACAACCTCGTCCCATATTGTCTCGCACGTTATATCTCGCAAGTTCTTTTTATAGCGTACTGTTACGCCGTTGTCTTGCCCTATGTTTGCTAATATTCCAATATTCCAATTATCGCGGACTAAATGCCCTCCGTATTTTTCAATTAAAACGCCTATAGCCTCATTTAACGATGTTCTTACACAACGATAACTATTTATACTCTCTATATCTGAGTAAACGTTAAAAGGACTTGTGTTGTCTGTGGCGTCGTTTAGATACCTAATAGCATAATCACAAGTCTTATCCTTAACGTAACTATCTTTAATTAAATAGTTATTGCTATCATAATAAACGTGGTTACATTTTGCGCTAATTCTTGACTTTGTAATATCTGTATTAGTAATCCTAAACGCTTGTAAGCCCTGCGGGGTGTCTGCCGTTATTATATTACCATCTTTGAAATGGTCTATATATGATAAACCCGTCTCGATTTGTAAATAATATTCGCCGTTATCCTCTTTATGTATTACGGCGTATAGTGGATTTACCACTATATCGCCGTTTGTATTATATGTTTTGTCGGTTGCGCTAAATATCTTAATCATTGCTTAACCTCTTTTATTCTATCTGTTGTTTTCTGTTGTCTCGTTCGTTGCCATCATTAAAGTTGGAGGGGTGGTTAAATTGTTAACACGATATATCTTGAAACTTTTAACCTCAAAATAATAAAAATTATTTCCACCGCCTAAAACAAAATTAGGATTATCCTGTTGGAATGGTGAGGTTAATTCTGTTATTAAATCCTTATCAATAATGATTAAAGATTTAT